CGGAACCGCGATAAGAATCCGGTAGCCCTTGGGCGAAGGAAGCTTGTCAAGAATGTCTTTCGACAGCTTGCTTTCCGAGTACATGCACATTCCTGTGTGTTGCGCCTTGCGGCGTGGTTGCCATCTTGCGATGTAAGCCAATGATACTACACGGAAACGATATACCCAAAATTACTCCGCGTCCCTCTGCCTCTGTTCGAGGTCCAGAATGTCGCGTTCGACCATCGCAAGACCTGATATCATGCCGGTCAGGTGACGATATTCGGCGAAATCCCTCGCCGAACCGAGGGCTAGATCATCCGCCAACTCATTCATCTTGTTGCGGATTTTCTGTTTGATCACGTCAAGCTCAGTCATCAGAAGATTCTCCGAAGAGGTTCGACAGCCTGACCGACCACTTTAGCCGCCTCAAGCGCGATCTTGTCTTCCTTATACTTAGCGTCCGCTGCCGCCTCTGCTGCCTTAACCTTGACAGCTTCTTCCTTGATGCGTAGCTCTTCACGCTGCATGATGGTGAGCGGATCATTTTCCTCCTGCTGCTGCTTCGCCAAAGCCTGCTCCTGATTATGCTGCTGGAGAAGTCGATCAGCGGCGACAGATGCAAGCTTGGCCACATCATTCTGGATATCCGGCGGAAGCTGCTCGCCCTGCTGCGGGAGGCTGACACCAAGCTTCAGTTCAAGCTGGCGACGATACGAGAGAGCGAAGTGTTCCGCAAGATGCTGCTGCATGGCACCAGCAAACGCTTGAGCGTTCGGGTTCTGGGACATGAACTGCTGGTAAACCGGATCCTGCATGAATGCAGTGTGGACCTTGATGTGTGCATCGTGGTCTTGATCCGGGAACACAGTGATCGGCTTGCCGGTCATGACCGTCATATTCTCTGTGACGGGGTCCATAGACACGGGCGGCTGCTGCGACTGAATGATCAGATCGACGTTCTGCACGTTCAATGCGTGGAGCATCTGCCTGTGAAGAAGCTCCATGTTGTACATATTCGGCGGCGCAGTCTGAGCAAGCTGCATCGCCGCCTGATACTGCATGACCTTCTGTGCCATTGTTGCGGCGTTGGGGTCGGAAACAGGGATAATGTCAACCCGATCATCGAAGTCTTCTGTCCTGCTGAAGTTCTGCTGTTCGGGGTTGTCGGAGACGACGTACTCGTACTCAGGCCCCATGTATTCCTTGACCACGTCAGCGATAAGCTGGAACTCGCGGCTGAGCGAATCGTGTACACGCGCCTGAACGGCAGACATGACCTTCATCGAACGCTCAAGGAGCGCAAGGGTTGTGCCGACGGGAGCCTCGGGGTTTGCATCACCAACATCCATCTCGGCGATAGAGCCGATGCGGCGACCCTCATCAACGAGGTTGCCGAGAAGCTGGTAAAGAACGCTTGATGGTTCTTTGTACGGAAGGAATGTGATCGAGTCGCGGATCGAACCGGATGCAACATCCACATCGCGGAACTCGCCCGGCATGATGGGATTGTCGTCGCCCTTGATCCTCAGTCCCCGCGCCTTGAGTCCTCCCGGAAGGTTTGACAGAGTGCCAGCGTCAACAAGTTGCCGTAGGATTGACGTAGCACTTTTAGCGATTCCGCCAATAAGGTGAATGAGTCCCGTGCCGTAGAAGCCAAGGCCCGGCAGATATTGGTAATGAACGAAATACTGCCGCTTCTCAAACTTGTCATCGCCTTCACGCCAATTGCGCCGCACAGAGAGGATCTGGCGGCTGGATTTCTCGATTGTCACGACATACGGAAGCTCGATCCCGTCTTCGTTCTCAAACCCCGGAAGGTCAAGATCAACGCACATCTCAAGGATCGTGTGCCGGTTGTCGTCGGAGAATGATGGGGTCTCGCCCTTTACCTTGTCGTACTTCTTCTGCAAGGTGGAGTAGTCCGGAGACGGGGTCGGAATCTCGATGTCCCGGTAGAAACCACTCACCTGTAATTTCCGAAGCTCGTTCGGGTACATTCGCGTTACGTGTGTGTAACGCGGGCAAGCGGCGAGATCTGTTGTGCCGTATGCAACGACGAAGTCCTCCGCAGGCACGAACACGGCTGCGGGGCGGGTCGTCATCTGGTCGTAGTAGACCTTCCGGAAGGCAGAGCCAGCCAGAGGTAGACGGAAGAGAAGCTGCTCCGTTTCGGAGCGGTAGTCGCGCATCTTCTCGGTTACGATGAAGTTCATCTCTTCCTGAACGCGGTGAGCCTGCTTCAGGAGTTCGTCGTTGGCCTTTCCAACGATCTTGGTACGGACGGGACCGGAGGCGGGAAAGACCTCCATGATCGTCTGCGCCTGAAAGCGAATCACGGCCTCAGTGAGGACTGGATGGTATACGCCGCAAGCGCCCGGCCACGGGATTGTACGATCTTCGATCTTCAGACCCAGAAGATCAAGACCCTGAAGGTATGCCTTCTCCCAATCGGCGCGGGTGTTTACATCGTCCTCAAATGAGGAAATGAGATCCTCGGCGAGCATCCGAAGATCACCCTCGTCCATGATCTCTGCCAGATTGGCGGCATGCTCCTCCGGGGGAGCCAGATCCTCATCGGGGCTGCCGAAGTCAACGGTCACACCACCGTCCTCCATTGGCGTCACATTCGCGCCGAGATCCTCGGGAGGAAGCTCGATGTCGATGTCGAGGGGAGGTGTTTCCGGGGAAATCGGGATGTTCGGCTCAATCATGGGATGTCTTTCTCTTTCGCCCCATTATATCAATAGAACGCCTCTTTGCGGAACTTGGGTATGTGGATCATGTCGTCCTCGTCGGTGGGAATGATGAAGCCGCCCTGCCGAAACCGCATCAGGGCCATCGTAACCGCGTCCACATAGTCGTCGTGGTCGCCGGAAGGGAATGCCGCACATTCCTCGACCACCTCCTCAGCAAACTGGTCATCGGGTGCCCAGACAACGCCAGACGCGAATATGTCCGTGATTGCGTTTACACGCACAATCTTGTCGCCCGTTGCCCGGGTAGGTGTAAACTCTTGGACCGGAATACCGGCATTCCGAAGCTCCGCAATCAGAGGGGCACCCGAAGCCTTCTTTTCCACGATGAACATATCAGGTTTCCAGTCCTTGTAATACTGGACGGTCGCAGCCTTTAGCTCGGGAAACTCAAGCTTGTCCTTCCACGCATCGAGAAGGATAAGGTTTGGGATCGGCTTCCCGGTGGCGTTTGGATGGTTAAAGACCCCGAAACAGACGCACGCCGAGTAGTCGGATCGCTCGGTCTTCGAGAAGGCGGTGTCCATGGCCACGATAACAGCCTCGCAGTGCGGGGCTTTCTCGGATTCCCAGATGTTCCACCAGTCGCGCTTGATGAGCGCACCCTCCTCGGAGGTCGGATCCTGTTGGTATTGTGCCGACCACTTGGATATCGGAAGCTCAACTTTAAGTCGCTGAAGTTCGTCAATTGACCAGAATTCGGGCCAGAGGGGTTCGCCAGACGGCATAATCGCAGGAAGCTCAATCACCTCCCACTCACCGGCACCCTCCTTCTTGACGGATGCGTCGATTATCTGGCCGGTAAGATCCCGCTTTGCCCACCGCGTCATGACGATCACGATAGCGCCTCCGGGCTGTAAACGCTGCCGGGGTCCGGATGAATACCACTCGAAAACCTTGTCATAGACGGATACGTCAAACTGACCCATCATGGCCTCCTGCTCGGAGTGTGGGTCGTCGATGATTAGAAGGTCGGCACCCTTACCAGTAACGGCACCGCCAACGCCGATAGCGAAATACTCGCCACCCTTGTTTGTTGACCAGCGGCCAGCGGCCTTTGAATCTGACTGGAGATTAACTTCTGCAAACACCTTCCGGTAGTCATCGGATCCGACAAGGTTGCGGACCTTTCGACCAAAGCCAACCGCAAGCTCTGCGGTGTGTGCCGTCTGGATGATCTTCTTCTGGGGATACTTGCCCAGAAACCAAGCTGGGAGAAGATAAGATGCAAATTCCGATTTTGTGTTATGCCCGGTGAGGTAGCCACGGCTGTGCAAAAACAGCCCATCCTCGCGGGCGACACGAAGACACTGTACCTCCCCCCTCTTGTCCAGCTTCCTTATCGCTATGGAGCGGGCGCGGTTGTGTTCAAGAGGCGCACGGGTGCGCTCCCTTTTCCGGGGGAGGAGGCAGCAATCTTTCGCGTAAAAGGAAATCCTGTAGGTTTCTCCGTAGCTCTTATCGCCTATCTTTGCCTCTGATATCTGGAGGGTATTCTTGACCCCCAAGCTGTTCAGGAGTTCCCGGACCTGATCAATAAGCTTTTTGTTTTTCTGTGCAAAAAAACATTGTCCTGCCTTTGATACATTCCCGTCAGTGTCAACCAGACCCCTCAAGAGATCCATTCTCTGTTCAACAGAGGCGGTCATGTAGATTTCCGGAATGTGCTTGTTCCCCAGAAGACCAAGCTGGTCTCGCAAAACAACCTTCAGCCCCAAGACTCCGAATGTAAATTTGGTGCTTTGGTCTGTTGTTTTGTAACCCCGACGCTCTATCTCGGCACGAATAAAAACAGCGTCATCGTCGTGCGCCGTTATGATCGCCTGCTTTGAAGTCCCATCACCAAGCCAGACGCCAAGAACATACGGATCAACGGGCAAAGACCTCGCAAGATACTGGACTGCCTCGTTAACCGGGAGAATGGGGGGCCGATTCTCCTTGCCGTTCTTTTTCCCTCTATAAATCACCCTGCCGTCACGGGTGATGCAAAGACTTTCCCCGTTTTGTCGCCTGTATAAATCTTCCGTGCGATATGTCTGGAATTTGTTTGGCCCAAACCTCACCGTCCACAGGTGGTCCGCGTCACAGACAACAACATGCCCGTCAATCGACCTTACCTCATAGAGATCGCCATCGTAAACGGGGGACTTTCCCAACACTTCTGTCGGGGTGCCATCTGGCCCAAAAACATAATCGCCGGGCTGGATGGTTTCCATCGTTTTCCACCCGGATGTTGTAGGAATCTCCTCACACAACCGTAGGGCGTGACGTGGTGGCATGTTTATTATTAACCGCTTCAGTTCGCCCTTGGCGACCCTCTCGAATGCGTCCGCCATGATCTTGTGGTGGCGACCGGATATGAACCCCGGCCACATCAGCTTGACGAAGTCCAAGTAATGCTCTTGAGCGGCCTCCCGGGCCTTCGCCTCGTCCAAAGCACGAAGAAGCCGGAGGATCTCCGGCTTCTCAGATTCGGGTATCTTGTCAATCAGTTCGGCGTAATTCATGGTTTGATTATATGGTGCCAAGGGAGGGACTCGAACCCCCGATGTTTTTTTTGCCGCCTTACAGGGGCGGTGCCGTCGCCGCTGGGCCACCTTGGCTTTTATTCGCTAGAGTACCCCATAAGGCTGTCAACGGCTGCCACCTTGTCTTGGTGGAAGTATTGCAGCTTGTTGAACTGCTTCCGTGAGTGCATCACGGTCGTGTGGTCCTTGCCGACCATCCTGCCAATCTCCGAGAGAGAAACCTCCGGGAAGTACCGCAGAATCGACCAGACGAAGTGATGCTTCGCAATTGACGCCGAGTAGTCCTTCCGGTGGGAGGTTATCATGCTTGGCGGCACATCGTATATGTCGGCGAGGGTTTCGATCAGGAACTTTACCGACGCATCAAATGCCTTCGCCTCGGCAGTCATTGAAAGCTCAAGAGCCTTGCGCTTGCGGCGCTCAACGGCGTCACTTAGCCGCTGCATACGTTCCCTTAGCTTGTCTTCCGGGGTCTTCTTTTTTATCGTCCAGAACTTCTTCTGGGCGTCCCGAATCTGCTTGGCGTATTCGCAGTCCGCCCTTTCCTCGTCGTTGGTCTGCTCCCAGAAGAACTTACCATCAAGAGCCTTTACCATCTCCGCTTCCAGATCCCGCACCAATCTTCTCCTCTACTTTTCTCAGCGTGTTGATCAAATGTCCGACAGAGCCTTGGAAGCCGTATGTGCCGTAGTGGGTGGTAATCGCCCAAGGGAACAGCCAAATGTCGCCACCAATCTCCCGCCACTTGTGGCAGAAGTAGTAGTCCTCGGAAAGGTAACGCCCGTCGAAGATGCCAGTCCTGAAGTAGGCGAACATCTTCTTCTCAACGCCGCTGAGCACGTCACGCGAGTGATCGGACACATAGGCGTTTTCCGGGAATGCCTCCTCCATCTTCTTGAACACGGACCTCTTGATAAGCATCATGCCAGTCCCGGCTTCCGAGACCCTGACA